CGTCATAGTCCCAAAACGCTGCGATGTTGGTTCTGTACAGCGAGATCGATCTATCATCGATTAAGTCCAGATAATTCGGGGAATAATCAAAATCTACTATCTGTCCGAATTCGCAGTGGCGCCAGTCGGAGGCTGGATAACTGTTACGGGTTAGCCTCCTCGTCTGTTTACTGCACAGTTTTCTAAGAGTCGTCTTTGAGCCTTCTGGGCTGAAATGCAGAGGCGGCCACTTGCCCTCGACACGTATGTAGTTCTCAAGCATGTTCCTTTTGAACTCCCAGTTCAAACATTCAGCGTCGTGATACAATGTATGATCCGGACTCTGTGCCTCAGCAGCAGCTGACGCGCCACCTACCATCGGGTCCACAAGCGGATGACCAGATATCTTAAGCAAACCAAAAATCTCCACCACTGTCTGTACATCCTTACACGCCCTGAGGATCTGATCAAACATAGGCGTGATCATATTATCCACTGTACGCTTAGCAGGATCTCTAATCAGGTCTTCCTCTTTCTTTAAAACCTTTGCCAGCATACGTGGGTAAGAGCCATCGTCCCCAAACATCGGGTCGGTCATCTGCGAGAGATAGGCCTTTGATAAGGCCTCTGTCTGTTTAAGGAGTTCGAATCCCGGATTCCCGTATCTCAAAAGGCAGAGCTCATGCCACTTACACGTGCCGTCAATCGCTACTAATATAGTCTTATCATGAGGGAAGAATACCTCCGCAGCGGTGTACACTTGGGCCCGTGAGTACAAGACATCCTTGATCATCAGCACTTGGTCGTATGTCAGGAGCATCTTTTTCTTTGCGGGTTTATAGTGAAGAAACCATACATCCCTACAAGCTATAACCTCCGTATGGGAAGATACCTTCATGGATATAACCTCAGTTCCAGAAGCTACGTTTATCCGCGAAAACTCCTCTACTAGACTGTCAAAATAGCTCCAGCCGTTGTACCACGGAATTGAATGTGGCGATAACTCAGCACGTAAACCCGGCGGGTGAATGGCAGTTTTGTTCTGTAAGGCACTATATACAGAGGACATTACATCTGCCGCCGTTTCCCATGCTTCCGTTAGCTCGTCGTCAATAGTCGAAGGCCATGGGTACCTGTAGAGAGATG